GTGTGTAATATCGGCCACACCATTTTCTATTTATCCGATGACGGCTTTTATATGTTCGATGGACAGAGTTCCAAAAACATCGGGGCGGAGAAGGTGGACAAGCACTTCTTCAAGGATGTCAACTTCTCTTACAAGGATAAGATTACGTCCAGCGTTGACCCGCAGAACCAGATTGCGGTCTGGTCTTATGTGTCAAACAGCGCAGTCGATGACACGCCGGACAAGCTGTTGATCTACAACTACGCCACAGGTGGGTGGTCATACGCAAACGTGACAGCCGACCTGATTGCGCCGTTTTTCACGGCTGGCTACACGCTGGAGAACTTGGACAACCTATCGACCAGCATCGATGCGCTTCCTGCGTCTCTGGACTCGGCACTGTACAAGGGCGGCCAGTTCCTATTCGGCGGCGCAGTCGGTAATAAGATTTTCGCATTCTCAGGCGACCCATTGAACGCGGTCATCGAGACAGGCGAGACAGGGCTTGCCACTGGCAACTTCACAATCGTCACCCGCGTGTATCCATACCATCGGGGCGGGTCAGTCACGGTGCAGATCGGCACCCGCAGTCTGCACTCCGAGTCGGCCACATTCACTGACGCAGTTGCCCCCAACGCTGACGGCTTCGCGCCATTCCGCGCACAGGACAGATACCACCGCGCTAGGATGAACCTGACAGGAAACTGGGAGTTCGCTCAAGGTCTGGACATTGACGCCAGAAAGGTTGGCAGACGATGACCATAGCGCAACGTCAGGCCAACTACCGCATCCTGAACCCAGTCACCGCGACAACGCGGGAAGTGTCAGAGGTGCTAAACAGGACTATTGACGGCGGACTAAACAGCGTTGGGTATGGGACTCTAACGGCTAATGCAACCGAGACAACCATAACAGACCCACGTTACGGCGTTCAGAGTCTTGTGTTTTTCACTGGCTTCGGCGAGTCTCTGCACCACAGCACCCCATACGTCAAGACAACCAGCACCAACGGCAGTATCGTAATAGGGCATCAGAACCACGGACATGACATTGACATCGCCTACCTTATTATCGGCTGACGACAGGTTCGGCCACGACTGGGATCGTTGCAAGCGTTACATAATGGACGCGCTGGAATACGCTGGTGGGTCGCATAGTATTGACGATGTGCGCGATTTTGTGCTTGCTGGGAAAGCCCAGTTTCACCCTTTGCCGATATCGTGTATTATAACCGAGATAGTAGATTATCCGCAGAAGTCAATGTGCCGTATATGGCTCGCTGGCGGAAATCTTGAAGAATTAATGCAAGCCGAGAAATCTATCGCGCACTGGGCAAAATCAATAGGGTGCGATGGTATGGAAATAGTAGGCCGGAAGGGCTGGTCACGACAACTTAAAGATTACCGCGAGTCTGCGGTTGTGCTGATGAAGGATTTTGAAAATGAGTAAAGGCGGCGGACAGACCAGAACGGTCACACAGACAACAGGCGCACCAGAGTACGCCCAGCCATTTATCGAGTATGGCTTGTCAGAGGCGAAACGCCTGTACGGCGAACAGCCCCAATATTATCCAGAGCAGACAACAGTTGGCTACAGCCCAGAAACCGAGATGGCACTGCAATCTGCGCGTCAGAAGGCTATCACCGGATCACCATTCATTCAGGCCACGCAGGACGTGGTTATGCAAAACCTGATGGGTACTAACCCGCTACAGTCTGCGGCGTTCCGCCCAGTCGTTGAGCAAATTCAGGGTCAGGCATCCAAGGCCGGACGGTATGGCTCCGGCTACCAGCAAGCGGCAGTTGCACAGGCACTGGCACCTATGGCACTACGCGCACAAGAGGCGGCAATCTCACAGGCACCTGCGGCGCGTCAGTTCGGGTTTGCCGACATCCAGACTCTCGGCGAAGTCGGCGCGGCCAGAGAAACGCAAGCGCAAGCTGAGTTGGCGGCTGACATCCAGCGTTTCCAGTTTGAGCAAGCCCAGCCACTTACATCGCTGGCTAACTATATGGCGGCGGTTCAGGGCGGAACTGTTGGTGAACAGCAGGTCACTCCGGTCTATCGCCAGCCTATTGCCTCTGCCCTTGGCGGCGCATTGGGTGGCGCACAGTTGGGTGCAACGGCTGGCTTCAATCCGATGGCTGGCGCAGTGGCTGGTGGCCTCGCAGGTCTATTAGGTTAGGGGTAAGAGATGGCATACACACCATACACACAAAGATTTGCACAAAACCAGCTTGCGCAATTTAACAGGCTTTTCCCTGTCCGTCCGGCGACACCGACTATGAGCCGCACCGACATTCGGACGGACAATATTCTTAGGCAACGCCCACCAGTGACCGCCCCTGCTCTATCCCCGATGATGCAGAGAGTCGCGCGTAAGGCCGCACAGAGCCGCCTAGCAACGCCTCGGAGGCCGTTACCACCAGTTACAGGCCAGACGCCCCCACAACAGCCACAGGAAGACGACACAGGGCTTATGGGTGCGTTACGCGCACCTTTGATGTCTCCACGCGGTCAGGCCATCTCACAGGCCGCCCTAGCCGGATTAGAGGCTGGCGGTTACACAACTATGCCAACGACATTGGGTCAGGCCATCGGCAAGATGGGTCAGGCGGCTATGAGAGGCTATGCGGCTGGCACTCAAGCACAGGCGGCGCAACGCAAGGCCACGCTTGACGAGCGCAAGATTATGGCTGATATAGACAAGTCCAGAGCCACAATAGGGTTGCCGTTCAAGGGAACCTCTGTAACGGCACAGGACAGAAATAAAGTCATCAGTCTTGCGCCAAAGATTTTAGACGGCACTGCCACGCCTACAGAAAAATCCATCTACTCTATGTCATATCAGACACTTGCCACCCCCCGCCCAGAGACAAGAACCGCGCCCGATGGGACTGTGACTACAGTGACCGTGCCAGCTATGGATTTGTCTAATTTGCCAGTGCCAGAAGGCATTGAAGCTGGCGAAAAGAAAATAGGCGAACAAGCACCCAAGTTTAACAATGATGAAAAACTTGCGGCGGCATTCTCTAACCGCATGATTGACTCTGTTAATGTCTTTGAGCAGGTTACACAGCGTGGTTACGATCCATCAAACGTAAGAGATTATGCGGCAAGTAATTTACCTCTATCCCTTCGGGCGACTGCTATGTCCGAAGATGGACAGCAATATTTAGCGGCAAAGATGAATTTCATAACCGCCGTCCTGCGTAAAGAGTCAGGCGCGGCAATCTCAGACACAGAATTTGCCAATGAGGACTTGAAGTATTTCCCGCAAGTCGGTGAAAGTGATGCCGTCATTGAGCAGAAGCGGCTTGCGAGGCAGACAGCTATCAATAGCATGAAGGCACAGTCCGGCGGCGCGTTTGATTATATGCAAAAAAGGCAAGAGCCTAGCGAAATAGCCGACCTGCCAAAAGGCTCTGTATTTATTGAGCGTAAAGGCGGCATTTCTTACTACAGGACACCTGACAACAAAGTATTGGCGGTAGATTAAAATGGGCATCAGAGAAGCTACACAAGACGAAATTGCCAGCCTTACAAAAAAACAAGAGAAGGCAGAGGCAGGTGGATTTGACGTAATCGAGTTTGCCACAGGTCTTGCCCGATCTATGGGTCAGGGCATCACCTTCGGATTTGCTGATGAGGCAGAGGCATATGTCACCAGCATCCTTGGCGATGAGGGGTACAAGCAAGCGCGTGACCGCATTCGCGGTGAATTGTCAGAGTTTCGCAAGGAGTATCCAACGACAGCATATGGCACAGAGATTGCGGCGTCAGTGGCGATGCCGTTGGGCGTGGCTGGACTCGCTGGTCGCGGGGTGGGTGCTGGCGCAAGAGTCCTAAACCCAGAGGCGGCGCAGTTTATAAGTCAGGCCGCACAACAGGCGGCCACTAAACTGCCGAGGGCTATTACAGGCACAACAGCAAAAGCGGCTGGTATGGGCGGCCTGTACGGCGTTGGCGCGGCAGAGGAAGCCACAGACGCACCCACTGCCGCCGCAACTAGCGCGGCGTTAGGTGCCGGATTGCAGAAGGCACTGCCGCCAGTGGCGAAGGGTGCGGTGGAATTGGCCAAGCGAAAAGTCCCGCTAACTGTGGGTCAGAAGTTTGGCGGCATTGTTGGCGGCATAGAGGAACGTGTCGCCGGACTCCCAGTGGCAGATTTCTTGGTTGGCGGTGCACGGCGCAGGGCTGTCGAGAAGTTTGGCACCGTTGCCTTTAACGAGGCACTGGAGCCAATCGGTGCGAAGATACCTATGAAGCTGACCGGACGCGATGCCTACATTGCGGCGGAAAAGGCAATCAACAAAGCATATGACGATGCGCTAAAGGGCGTGTCAGTACCTGCGCCGCAGAGGCTGATGGACGATGTTGCTTCATTTGTGGGCGACCTTCCGGCCAAGGAAGCGGATCAGTTTGCCAAGATGATTAACAGGGAACTGTCGAGCAGAGTTGATGAGGCTGGCAATCTAAGCGGCGAGGCGTTTAAGCAAGCGCAGAGTGCCATTAGAAAACAAGCCTACACATTCAGCACATCAACAGACGCATATCAAAGGCAGTTAGGTAACGCGCTGAGTGACGCGGCGGAAGAACTGACTGCGGCACTGGCGAAGGCTAACCCAGACAAGGCTGGCAAGCTGTCAAACGTGGACACCGCATTTTCTAGGTTTAAGCCACTGCAAATGGCGGCGGCGCAAAAAACACAGGCCGAGGCCATCACGCCAGCAAAACTGCGTGATATGGTTTACCGCCAGTCAAGACGCTCTCCGGCTGTACTCGCTAGGGGCGAGGGCAGGATGCAGGAGTTGGCCGAGACAGGCGTTGACGTGCTTGGCGCAAAGGTTCCTGAGTCTGGCACGGCTGGCAGAACGCTGTTGGGTGCCGGACTGTTGAGCGGCGGCGCGTATGTTGACCCTGTTGCCACTGGCCTTGTAGCTGGCGGTTTAGGCGCGGCGTACACACGGCCAGCCCAGTATTTACTTAGCGGCGCAATGGAAGCTGTCCGGCGTGGTGGCAGATCACCTGCGGCGGCTGGCATATTAGGGTCAGAGACGACTGACAGAATAGTTGACTCATACACCACCCAAAGCGGCGCAATCTATGATATAACAGAAAGCGGCAAGGCAATGCTAAGAGGACAACGCTAATGGCAAAGAACAGTGTGCGCGATTACAGCGCGACCAATTCTTCAAACACCGACATCCAGTCGATTGACATATCGGAAGGCTGTAGCCCTGCTGGGATCAACAACGCCATCCGCGAGGTTATGGCGGACGTGGCCGATGTTGTCTCAGGCACGGTTGGCATCGATGTGCTGAGTCTGGCGGATGACGACAACAGCCACCAGATCAAGTTTCAGGCACCGTCATCGGTCACAACGACAACCACATTCACCCTGCCTGACGGCGATGGGTCGGCTAACCAGACGCTACTGACAGACGGCTCCGGCACACTGTCTTGGGGTGCTGGCGGCGGCGGTTCATTCTTGGGCGATAGCGGCGGCGGCACTGCCGACATTATCCGCGTCCATCAGCAACAGCTTGACACTGATGTCACTGTGGCGACAGGCACTAACGGCCTGTGCGCTGGCACATTGACTGTGGCGTCAGGCGTAACCCTAACAGTCGCTTCCGGCGCAGAATTGGTGATAGCATGAGTACATTACGAGCAGATACCATTCAATCGACAGGCGGCGGTGCGGCTACGCTGACTAATCAGAGTGCGGCGAAGCAATGGCTTCAGTATAATCAAGAAACTCCTGCTGTTACTGGCAGTTTCAATGTTAGCAGTGTTAGTGATGACTCTACAGGAAATTTTACTACGTCATTGGCTAACAATGTAAGTTCAACAAGTAATGTTGCTGTTACTGGATTATCAAACCAAGATAGCGGAGATAGCACCAGAAGGGGAATTGCTTTCAAAAGAGATGCAGGGGGTACTTTTAATACAGGCCAGTATCCAGTTGATGTAGTTGATATGGGTAACGGTAGTTCAAATTCTGACCAGAAGTTTAACTTTACGTTGTTGCACGGAGACCTAGCATGAGTGAAGTAAAGACAAATAAAATCAGCAGTCTTGCTAGTAACAACGACATCACGATTGACCCTGATGGCACTGGCAACACTATTATTGCGTCAGGCAACG